ATACCGCAATTTCAGTGGTGGTTAATACTTAAATCGGAGAAATCACGTACGGCTGCGGCGCGCTCGCAATCATGCCGGTATTAGCGTCCATGTAGCGGCGCTCTTGACGCGGTCCAGTGAGTGCCGCCCAACCTATCGCCAGTGCCATGACAGTATCGTCATGCAGTCCGCTGGGCGCCGCGTAGCGCATGTGCCCGCTGGGTGTGCGCGTGCCCTCGAACGCTTGGAGCTCGCCGATCAACACCGGGTCATCCGGGATGACTATGGTACCGCGTTCAAACGCCAGCGCGAGGCCCTGGATAATCGCGGCTTTGCTTGGTCCAGTAGTCAGGAACCCGGCAACGGGCAGGCCGTCGGCCTTTAGTTGTTCCACTACCGGCTCGCCCATTGAATTAGTTTCCGCGCAAATCCAACAGCGAGCGCCGAGACGTCTCCAGAATTCCGTCAATCGCATACGTTGTGCTCCGTACTCGATCCCTCGGAACCGGTCGATGGCTATCACATGTCCCACCGCCGAGAGCGCCACGAATACCGTGTAATCCCCAGTGCGCCCCCAATCTACGCCGATCATTGCGGCGTTGGTAAGCGTGGTGGCACCAACACAATCGGTGATCCGCCTGAACACCGCGCCCGCCCAGACCACGAATTGTGCCAGGTACTCTTGCGCGAACGCGAGATCGGTCATATCGGCCTTGGCGTCCGCGATCTCAGCCGACGAGATGAACGGATTGGTAGCGGTCGGCATCTGCCAACTTGCCCACCCAGGCTCACGCGCTTGCCCTTTCTGGTACAGCGTGTGGAAATATGCGGCTGTGCCCTTTGGCGTGCTGAGAAACCACGCTTCGCCGCGGTAATCGGAGAGCTGCGCGCGGATGGACTGCTCCCACGCCGCCTCGAAGTTAGGTACAATTGCCGCCTCGTCAATCACGATGCCTGCATATGCGCGACCGCGGCCCGCGTCTGGCTTGTCGAGGCTCCAGCACTCTAGCACTCCACCGCCGATTACCTCCAATCTCTCGGCCTCAAGAGAGCGCTCGGTTACCGGCTCCAGGGTTTGCTTGATCTGTGCCCAGGCGTCTTTCAGAAGGCGATACGTCGGAGCGAACCATGCAACCGGCTTGCCCTCCATCAGCAGCCGTACCATGACTTCCATGGCAATGGTAGTTTTCCCCCACCTCCGACCACAGCAAAGCGCGTTAAACCGCTGGCGGTTGTCCAGTACCGTCCGCTGCGCTTGGTGTGGTCTCGGTAGCTTTAGCTGGACGGTCTTCATAGCTCACGATGATTTTAACCGCTTCCCCGTCTGATCCTACGTGCTCGATACGCTCTGTCTCCCGCCAGCCAGCTCGGGTCTTCAGCCAGAAAAACGTCGCCGCCGGGTTCGTGCCGCTCACCGCCATCGCGTAGCAGGTTTCGGCGACCTTGGCATTCGCGCGGATGGCGGCGGTCTCAAGCTCCGGCGTGTAGTACTTGCGCAGCGTGACGTGGCTGATGCCGATCACGCGCCCGATGTCTTCCTGCGGCACTCCGTAACTCGCCATTGCCTTCACAACTTCGCGGTCTTTGTCGTTCGTCTCGTAGGCTATATTAGGCATAGATCGGAAACCATTCCGGCGGCCTGAACTGCTCGACTCTCATGGGATTATTGTAGCCCTCCGGAAGATAAGGCTGGAGGTCGCGTTTTATGTAGTGTCGCGCTCCGCATTCATTCATCACCTGCAATGCGTCTGCCGTGAACTGCTTCCAGTCGGTAGTTCTGGTCAGTCCGACGTAGTTTACCCTACCGAGTTTGTACAGATCCACGTAGCGATGCGTTCGCCGGATGATTTCCAACGTGGCTGCGGTAGAGAGTACCGGTTCTAGGCTCACCCACGTGAATACTCCGGCTTCGTGAAATTCTCGCAGCGTTGCCATGCGCTCATCGGGCATCGTAGCGCCGCGCTCCCACTTGGCCGAGAATGCGGGGTCGATCGAGGTTAGCGTAGAGGCAAATGCATCTCGGCCAGGCCGGAACAGGTCCAGGTCGCGCAGTGCGCGGCGGCCGCCCTTAGTGAGCGTGCAGATCCCCATCCCGTACCGCTGGATTGTTTGCAGCACTTCCCGCGTCAGTACGGTGTCGCCAGGATGGTACGGGTCCGTAGTGAACGATAGCATTACCTGCTCGGTGATGCCCGCCGATTGGTACTTCTTCGCGTCGCGTTCGAGCAACCGCATGAAATCGGCGCGTGGCATTGCGCCGGCGTCGAAGTCAGGGCGGCTCATCCGCAGGACGTTCGGCACATAGCAGTACGCGCAGGCGTGGCCGCAGCCTCGATATGGATTACAGGCCAGCGCGGAGTACTCTCCCGCTTGGCCGGATGGTGTGTAGATGATCGAGCAATTCACGTAGCCTATTGTGGGGCTAAATTACCGTGTTTTCAAGTACTTGAAGTACTGCGCCTGCGCCTGTAGCGCCCTTCCAGCGGGCGATTATCACGTCGCAATATGCTGGAGACATCTCAATTCCGCGCCATCGTTTGCCGCCGATCTGCTCACACGCCATCAGGCTACTGCCGCTCCCGGCGAATGGGTCTAACAGCGTTTTCCACTCGGGCGTCCAGGCCGTCAGATGCTCGACAATCAGGCTCACGGCTTTCTGGTGAGGGTGGTCGGGCCGATCCGCGCACACCACGATACTGTCGTAGGATTTCGGAGTAACGGGACACGCTCTGATGGGGCCACACTGGGCCACTATCGCGTGACGCTGAAGTATCTGTGTAGTGGCAGATCGGTGTGCTGTTACTTTGTCGATCACGCGCTCGAAGCGATAGATCTCTTCGGGAATCAGCCTCATCTGGCGCAGTTGCCCGAATACGATACAAGCTCCCGCGAGATGCTTAGTCCACCGCGAATCCATGTCGAAAGGCGGATCGATCACCGTCACATCTGCCTTCTCGCCACCCATCAGCCGCGCCACATCCGCCGCGTCCATTGAATCCCCACACAACAGCAAGTGGTCGCCCAGTAGCCACATGTCGCCGCGCTTGGTCACCGGCTCGTCGGGCACTGGCGGAATGTCATCCTCGGTGGCGTTCTGCTTCAGCGTGATAGAGTCTATCTCTCTAAGATTGAACGCAGTGGCCTTCAAATCGTAGTCGAGGTCCTTCAGTTCCCCAAACTCGCGAGCCAGGAGTTCTAAGTCCCACTCGGCCTCATTGTGAGTGCGATTATCTGCCAAGCGAAGCCCTCTGACGGCCTCGGGCGACAGGTCAGCCGCTATATGTACCGGAATCGGCGTTAGGCCTGCCTGGCGGGCTGCAGCGCGCCGCAAGTGGCCAATCACGATAACCCCGGACCCGTCCACGACGATTGGTTGCCTCCATCCGTAGCGCCGAATGGAGTCGGCGACCTTGGCGACTGCGGCGGGTTTCCACTTGCGGGCGTTGAGCGGATAATCGACAGGACGCTCGACATCCCACCACTCGACCGCGAAGCTATTTATAGCCGATACTTTCTGTGCTTTGGTGGCCATGTGCTCTCAAGCGCGCTTCGCTGCTTTCGATCTCTTCGGCGCGATGACATCTGTCACGATAACACGAAGTTAGAGCTCCCGCGACGGTGCTTCGCCGCCGGGGCGCCAAAGTGAGCGGCTCCATGGTGCAGGTTCCCGCTCTTCCGCACTTCAGGCAGACGACAGAGCCAAGCTGCCGCGTGACGATCCCCGCGCCGCACGGGCAGGTCATGTGGTACTCGGTGGTGAGCCTCATGCCTTCCTCCGTGCCGCCGCGCGCTCAGCCTCTGCGACGATATTTCGCTCTAGCGCTTCGAGTTCGCTAAGCGCGTGCCCGAGATACTGAATCACCGGAAATGCTGTATCGATACCGATGTCAGCCTCCAATTCGCGAATGGTGTTCTTTGTTCGCTCTTTTGCGAATCGTAGCGCGACCATGCGTAAGTCTCTAATCATAATTTCTCCTCAAACCGTTGGTATTTAGCCATGAAGTACAGGCTGTTGTAAACGTTGCGCCTCCCGCTACGTTGCTTCGCCAAGATGAAATCCACGGGTATCAGGTCGGCGTCTTCCTGCGACTCGCGATGGATGAACCATACGCCGTTAGCGTGATTCTCAATGTCCCCGGATTCCTTCAGGTCGCTGAGTTCTGGCCGGCGTTGCTTTCCTGGCTTGTTGCTCTCGCGGGTGACTTGGGAAAGCAACAGCACCGGGATTTGGAAATCAGTCGCGAGCATCTTCAGAGCCCAGGCGTTCGCCCCAACGGCCTGCGCGCGGTTGTCGTGGCGCCCAGAGTTGCCGAGTAGTTGCAGGTAATCCACGATCACATGCCCTATCTTGCTTTTGTTCTGGCGTTGACGCACGGCCGCGTGAATCGCGGTTGTGGTGGTGGCCGTCGTGTCGAAGTAGAGCGGAAGGTCAACGAGTTCGTTTGCCGCGTAGCGGAGCGCGTCCCGTTCGTCTGGTTCCAATTTTTCTCCCGAGTTAAGCCGCTCGCTATCGAATCGCGCCACCTGGCAGACCGCTTTCTGGAACAAATCTCCCTTGCCGACTTCCAGAGAGAATATCGCCGTACCTGTGCCCTTGCGAGCCGCGTTGATGGCGTGCTGAAGCATGGCGGATGTTTTCCCCGTGCTCGTGTGTCCAGCGAGCACCCAGAGTTCCGCCGGCAGGAATCCGTTGGTTCTGTGGTTCATCCAGTCCCACGGAGTGAGCAGCCCGCGCGCTCTCCGCGGCGCGAGGAGTTGCGATATCCCGATTTCGTCTACCAGTTCCTGCGCGGACTGCAAGCCGTGGGCCGTGGACTTCAGTGCGCAGCCGGCCGCCAGCCCGCTGACTTGATCAATTAGCTCGCGCGCCGTATCTCCCATCGAGGCTCGCAGTATAATCGCGTTGAGCCCGAGCATCAGGCGTCGCAAAGCCGCCTTTTCCTTCAGGCGCTTAACGTAATTCTCCAAGTGCGTGTTGAGCGGTATTCCGTCGATAAGTTCCGCGAGAGTGCTTAGCCCTCCCGTGTTGCGTCGCTGCGCTTCGTCCATCCCGTGGTAGACCATGATTTTATCGACGCTGCCGCCGGCGTCGTAGACCTTACAGGCGGTCTGCCATATAATGCGATGCTTCTCGAGGGCGAAGTCCTCCGCGTCGAGCACGGGCCGCATGTCGTGCATGATTGCGTCTTCCTGGAGAGCCGAGCCGATCACGAAGCGCTCGTCGTCAACCGCCGTCGGTAGCCTCAAGTCATCCATGCCAATCGTCCTTTCGGTAGGGGGTACTTCCGTTGCCGTTCTTGCCTGGCCACTTTCCAGCCCACTTCGCCGACTTCTGGTCCTGCAGCCATCGCGCCGGGTCCCCCACAATCCCGCGCGACACTTCTTCGCTGGCAAGGTAGCGGTCGCGCGCGGCGAACGCCGCCGCCTCATCTGCCGGAGTGTCAATCACCGAGATCCACATGCGCGCGGCTTGGTCCGGTTTTGCTACCCGAGGCCAAGGTTCGATGAATTCCGCGAAGCGG